TGATTTGAATCACATGATAATGTTTCCAAATTACTTGGACATTTTTCAATTACACTAATTTTATTATTATCAATAAATAATCCAGTTAATGATTTAGGTAAATTGTTAGGTATCTTTTCTAAAAAGTTATATTCTAATTCTAAATCAATTAATTTATCAGAGAAAGTAACATTATCAAAATTTTCTAATTTATTGTTTAAAAGTATTAATTTTACAACATCTGCTGGCATTTTTGTAATTTTAGAAATATAATTATTACTTAAATCTAAAACTTTAACATAATCTGGTATATCTTTTAACTCTTCAATTAAGTTATTTGATAGTTCAAGAAAGTCTACTGTTTTTGGGAATTTACAATTTTCTAAAGATTTTAATCTATTATAATTTAGTTTTAAAATTGTAATTTTACTATTTTCTAAATTAAATGATTCAATTTCATTATATCTTGCATCAACAAATACACAATTTTCTGGTATATTATCTAAAAATTTAATTTTATTATTAGACACAGTTAAATGTGTTAATGTATCTGGTAATTTTGGTAATTTTACAAGTTTATTACCAGATGCTGTTAAAACTTTTAATCCTTTTGGTAAATTAGATGATAATTCTTTTAATCCATTATTATCTAAATGTAGAGATTCACAATCACTTGGAATTGTTAATTTAAATTCACCAGTGTTTTTAGGAATAACACCAGATAAATTCATTGTCTTTGTTTTTTCATCATAATATTGGGTTGAATTCATATATTTACTAATAAATGTTTTATCTTTAAACTTTATTTAAAATAAAATTACTAATATATTAATAAATGAAAATATACATAGTTAGACATGAGAAAAGATATGAAAGTCCAACTTTTTTTACTTCACTAACAAATGAAGGGAAAAATGATGCTGAAAAACTAGCAGAACAACTAAATGAAATTGAATTTGATTATATTTATTCATCACCTTTTTTAAGAACAATTCAAACTGTTTATCCTTATTGTAAAAAACATAATAAAAAAATTAATGTAGAATACAGTTTATATGAATGTACAAATGATCCTAGATTTAATAATGATAATTATCATCAAGAAATAAGTTCTTTAAAAGAATTTATCTCTGATGTTGATCAATATATAAATGTAAATTATAATTCATTATTAGATAAAATACAATTTCCTGAAACCTTAAAAAATTATTCAAATAGATTACTGACTTTTACTGATACAATTATTCAAAAATATAAAAATACAAATAAAAAAATTTTATTTGTAACACATATGTCTCCAGTTATAGATTTGTTAAAAATCTATAAAAGAAGAATTTATAGTTATTATCCAGAAGGTAAAGTAAGTTTATTATACGATAGGACAATTGACTAATTCTAAATAACATTTATGACATCTTAAAATATCACCATATTCAACATATTTGATTATTGTTTTATCAGAGTTCCACATTAATACTTCTTTACATGAAGTACATCTTTTGTAAGGTTTTTTTCTTAAAAATTTCCAAATAACACTTCTAAGATCATAATTATTCATTACATCTTCTATAACATTTTCCATTACTATATAATTTCATGATAAATAAAGTGAATCGAAATTTACTATATCTCGTAAAATCAATTCTTTTGCATTTATACAATTAGTTTCTAATTCTCTAAATTCAACTAAATTAGAAATTTTTTCTAATTCATCTAAAATATTATACAATCTTTGCATATTTGATACAAATGTTCCAGTATACATTTCTAGATTTTCAAAAATTTCTTTTGAATCTTTCTTACAAGCCCATTTATATGATGGTACCATAAATTCTAAATTTAAATTGTTTGAATATGGTATCTGCCAACTTGTACTAGTCTCACTTAATAAATTATCAAGATTAATCATTTCTTTTACTAATTTTTTACAAACTTTAGGTATATCTAATTCTGAAAGAATCGTATCTTGTTTCTTTTCAATTATAAAAACAGATAAAATACATACTAATTCTTCTGGTGTTAATTCATTATTTTTTAATATTGATAGCATAAATTCAGTAAAAAATATTTCATTAACATAATGAACTTGACTGGCTATAATACCTTTTAAACTTAAATGTTCTCTAGAAATATTATTTAAATCTGTTCTAAAATTTTCATGATTAAATGACCCTTGAAAAAATGAAGATATACATAAGAATCGGATAATATAATATATATTATCATTTAAGATATTCGATTTAATTTTATCTTTTAAAGAATCTATTTCAAAATTTAATTTATCTTTAGAAAAATTAATATTTGAAACTTTTTCGAAGTATTTATTTTTAATAATTTCTTCTTCTTGTAAATTAATTTGCTTTCTGTAATTATTTTTTTTCTTATACTTTTTAGACGCTTTTGCTGATAATATAATTGAATATTCTTCCATAACTTTCTTTTCTTCTTCAGTTAGAACTTCATTATTTAGAAGCTCTAACTCATTCATTTTATCCTTCAGTTGTAATTCATATCCATTATATAAGCTAACTGTTTCAGTACCTAACAATGATGTTTTAAAATAATCTAACAGTTTTATATTAGAATTTAATGTATTACCATATATTGCTTCCAATACTGTTTTTGGAGTAATATCTAATTTAGAAGATATTTCTAATTTACCTACTGTCATCATTCTTCTTAGGTCATTTTCTGAAAAATTATAAATAGGAAATATGATACATTCTCCAAAAGTATCGATTCCTTTTCTTCCAGCTCTTCCAGCCATTTGTAAATATTCTGCAGTTATAAGCATTCTATTTCCATATTTTTCATCATATTTATCAAATTCAGAAAATATAACTGTTTTAGTTGGAGCATTAACTCCTATCGCAAATGTTTCTGTCGCAAATAGTATTTTAATATGTCCTTCACAAAATAATGTTTCAATTACTTCTCTTGAAAATCGTAACATACCCGCATGATGATATGCAATTCCGTTCATTACTGTTTTCTTTAAATCTAAAACTTCTTGATATGTATTATAATTAATTTTGTTTTCTTGGTACTCTTTATCAATTAATTTGTCAAAAATGTTTTCTATTTTTTTTCTACATTCGTGATCAATTAATGAATCAGTTATTTTATCGGCATACTCTTGACATCTATATCTTGATAGCAAAAACCATATAGCAGGTACTTTTGATTCTAAAGATAACCAATTCGCGAAATCTTTAATTTTGGATTTCATTTTTTTTTTATTATTTGGAATTTTATTGTATTCTTGAATAATATAATTTTTATCAGAATAATATTTACCACTATTATCCATTATTAAATGAGTTTTATTTTCGTAAAATATATAATGTTTTAATGGTACTGGTCTTACTTTTGTTCTTACAATAGTAACTTTTTTTTCTTTTTTTGGCCCAACCCAATTTATAAAATCACCAGGATTATCAAATGTTGCTGATAAAAAGATCATCTGAATATGCTTAGGTATTAAATTGATACAAGTTTCCCAAACATGACCTCTTGATGGATCGTTTATATAATGAAATTCATCAAATACTACAAATGCTACATCTTCTAAATATTTTGGGTCATTCATAACCATTTGTTTTAATATTTCAGTTGTCATAATTAAGATAGGAGCATCTAATTTTAATTTAACATCTCCCGTCATTATTCCAATTAAATTTTCTTCGTAATTTGTACATAAATCTTTATATTTTTGATTACTAAGAACTTTAATAGGATATGTTAATAATATTTTTTTCCCCATTTTTATAGCAAGTTCAACTGCATGATCTGATACATATGTTTTACCTGAACCAGTATGAGCACAAACTAATACGCTATTTCCTTCATTTAAGGCTTTACATGCATGTTTTTGAAAAGCTGCAGGTTCATAAGATCTTTTTAATAAAGGCTCGAAATCACCAGTAAATTCGTATGGTGTATCTACCATATAATTAATTGACATATATACACTAATAAATTGTATAATTATAAAAAATTCAATTTTTATTGTAAAATTATAATAAAAATTACACATAAACCAATTCATTTGATTGATTACTAACTTCTTTTTTGTAACAATATCTTTGCATTAAGTATTTGTATATATAGAAGCATATAATTAGTAAAATTAAGAAAGATAAGAATAATAATAGGTAAACTATTAATAATTCATAATCAATCTTAAAATAGTCTAATATAGCTTTAAAACACTCTTGTTCAGAACATAAAAACATTTTTAATAAAAAATAATAATGAAATTTAATCATTAATTGATATAATCTAGATTGTGATCTATTTAATATTTAGATAACAATATAAATCAATATATTATTTAAATCATTATCTTATTAATTTTTCAATTTTTCAATAATTACCTTTTGTAATTACCCATTGCATTACTCCATTTTTTTGTTTATAATATCCTTTACCTGAGATCCATGTCCAGAAACCATTGCTTTTTAAAACATAACCTCCTGGACCATCTACCCATAAATAACCATTTTCTGTTTCAATATACCCACCTTCTTTCATTTTATATAGTAATTATTTATTATTTTAAATAATTTATGATGATATATATTTTTTTTTGAATTCATCTACTGATATTAATTCCCAATTCTCCCATCCTTCTGTATAATGTGGAAAATCAGTACTATCATACATTTTAATATCTGGATAATTATTTTCTTTCCAATCAAATGTATATGAACTTCCTCCATAATGTACTAAATAAACCCATAATTCTTTTCCTTCTTTTTTATAGTTAATTAATACATCTGTTGATAATTCTTCACCTGGTAAGTCTAATTCATGAATGTTTTTTCTTTGTTTTTTTGTTAAATTATCATATACACTATTATGATGTAATACAAATTTCATTATATCATTTATATGATATCCATCGCTTTTAGAATTATGTTTTAATTTTATAAAATAGTTTCTTCTTCCCATATTTTAATTTTAATAAAATTTAAAATATATATTTATTTTTCAATTTATTTTTTTTTTAATCTTTCAATTGCTTTAATTTTATTTAATACGTTTCCTCTTTTTTGATAAGAAATTTTATGTATTTCTTTTCTGTATTCTGATGTATAAATTGGTGGTTCTGTTGGTGGTTTCGGTACAGCTCTTTTTGGTCTTTTTGGTTTTGGAGGTACTTTTGGTTTACTTTCATCAAATTGTAATGTTTCAGTTATAACTCCATTATCTAAATAATGATTTCCATGTATATGCTCATTTTGATTTTCAATATCAAACTCATAATTATACTTATTTTTATAATGAATACTATATTTTTCTTTCAAATTATTAGTATTATTTGTCAAATCTTCCAAATTTACTGTGTAAGTTAGAGGTGGTGGTCGTGGTGATAACTTTTTCTTATTATTTATTTCTTGAATTACCATATTATTTTGTTTTTTGCTAGCTGGTAATAATTTATTTTTAAAACTTTTTCGTCTTACTTTTTTAGCTATTTCTCTTATCCTCATTCTAGGTTTATTTTTACGATCTACTTTTGGTTTAAAATTGTATAAATCGTTTTCTATATCTTCTAATAATTTATTACTTTTATCTATCAGTTCTTTTGAAGTTGGTGATTTTTTATTTTCGATTGGTTGTAATTTAGAATCATGATTTATTTCATTTAATAAATAATCAGAATATATTTGTAATTGCTTTCCATCATTTTGTATTTTATCATTTGTTAATTTTTTTGTTACTGTACTTCCTCTTTTACTTCTTGTAGGTATTTCATTTGATGTTTGTGATTGATTATTTGTAGGACTATGAGAGTGAGATTTAATTAATCTACTTTGCCTAGGAGATGGAGTTCTTGGTGAAGGATGTACACGATTTTTTGATAGTAATAATCTAGGGGTACTAGGTCTCCTTTTTCTTAATGTTGGTGAATTTCTATATCTTTCATTTATATCAATTGCAACATTATCTTCTTTCTTTTCAAGTATAAAACTACTGTTTCTTGTTATTTTTCTCTGAAATGATAGTTTAATTTGATCTAATGTAATTGGTAGAGAAAAACTAAGTTTTTTATCTTTTCTTAAACAAATTTTAAATATTACTAAATAATAAATAATTAACCCTAAAATTAATAACAATAATAATATTAATGTACCTATTATTCCGTTTATTTTTCTATCATTTTTAATATTTTTTATTGTATTATTGTAAAAAGTTTTATTTGAACTATTAAACAATTTTGTAATATTAATTATTAACCTACTTGTGGTTGTTACCGGTTTACTTGTGGTTGTTATCGGTTTACTTGTGGTTGTTATTGGTTTTGTGGTTGTTTTTTGATATGTAGTTGTTTTAATATTTAAGTAAGTTGTTGTTAATATTGGTTTACTCGTGGTTGTTGTTGGTTTACTTGTGGTTGTTGTTGGTTTACTTGTGGTTGTTGTTGGTTTATTAGTGGTTGTTATTTGCTTACTTGTTGTATTTAAAATATAACTATTGAACCTTGTAATATTTGAAGTATTGATAATTTTTGTGTAATTTGTGTAATTTGTGTAATTTGTGTAATTTGTGTAATTTGTGTAATTTGTGTAATTTGTGTAATTTGTGTAATTTGTGTAATTTGTGTAATTTGTGTAATTTGTGTAATT